GATCACTCGTCTCCTCGGCATCGGCCAATTCGGCCAAGCCAAGGTCGATGAGATGCTGCCCGCGATCTGCGGTCACGTTCAGTTTCTTGCCGGCCGGCACATTGGCGTCGGCCGGATCGGCAGCCTCTTTGTCGATGAAGGCTGCAGTGATCTTGATCCACATGGGGGAGGTCTCCGCTTACAGAGAGGTGTGCCAGACCATCACGTCGATGCTGGTGCGATGAACCACGCCTTCGGCATCATCGTCGTGGTCCGCCCGCCGGTTCATGATGAAGGTACGCAGACGGACGTCGGAAACGGTCTCGCGCATGCCGATCAGGATGCCGGCGGGCGGTTTTGCGAGGAGGTCAGCAATGTCGCGTGCCGCCTTGTAAGTTCGACCGAGGCAGTCGATTTGGATTCGGCTGCGCGTCCATGCGCTGCCACCAGCCAAATTCATTCGCGGCACGCCGCTAATCTCAAACAAGCGTACCGCCGGGAGTCCCGCACCAGTTCCGCGAAGGCCCCAATCGATGTTTGTGCCGACCAGGGCAGTGAGCGCCGCAGTCGCCCGCAACTTGGCACGAAGCGCCTCTTCCATGGTTCAGCCCTTCTTGTCGGCTTCCAATATCGCGTCGATGCCGCGCCGGCCGACATTCTTCATCGCGCGGTCCACATTGCCGTCGAAGGCAGGGCGGATAAAAGGGCGCGGCTGCTGATGTATGTTGCCGAACTCTTCCTGGATCGCCTGCGGAAGAGGTCCGGGGCCGGCATAGACTTCGATCTCTGCGATCGGCTCCGCGATGGCAGCTTGTGCGGGGGACAACTCGGTGCCGACCATTATGCTGTCCGCCATTTCACCCGTCCCGCGTGCTGCACCCGCGCGCATATCATCCGCCATCGGCTCAAGCTCTTCCTCGATGATCGGAACCAGCGTTTCTCGCCGCAAAGCCTTCCCCATCGCCCGAAGATTACGAGCAATCTGGTCGGTGCCGACGATCTTCACGGTCATTTTCATGATGTGCGCATGTCTGGACGCGATGAGCAGGTGACTTCGACGCCTACGTTGCGACCTCCCCAGCTTTTCGCGCCAATGACATAGTGGATCGCGCCATCGCAAATGAGCGCATCTTTAGCGGTGATGGATCTTGTCAAATCGTCACTGAGGAACAGAAACCGAGACGTTAAGTCCTGAGCATTTTCTCCAGCCCGAAGACGTTCGCCATCTTTGATGTCCGTCTTTTTCGCCCACCGCTGGCCGATTCCGGCGAATTCGCCCGGCACCGATGAGACACCATCATCAGTATCGGGCGCACGCGCTATCGTAACGAGCCATTCAAGATCCCCAGCAGCGATGCCCATCATACGCGCCACCGGCGAAAATTGCGCAGGCGCGCCTTTGCAAATTCCTCAGCATCCTGCGCAACCTTTCCGCCTTCCCGGTCTCGGAAATAGCCAGCAACCAGCACACGCATCGCGCGCATAAGGTTGGGCGAAAAGGCGGATACGGCGTCTGGCGTCGCGAAGCCGGCGGTCATCGTCACCTCGATCGTGCTGCCATCGCGGACCGTCGGCCAGCCGCCGGCCGTCAAATAGGCCGGGCGCCGGGCGATCTGGGCAAAATACTCAGCCTCTTGCAGGACAACCTCCTGCCCATCGGTGTCGTAATAGGTGATGGCGTCGATCGATGCGATCGGCCAAGTGGACAGTTGCGCGCCGAAGCATGGCAGAACTTCCACTACTTCACGGCGGGTCAACACCAGGCCGGTATAATTCTCGATCCAGCCGCGGGCATCGACGATGGCGGACGTGATGAATGCGTCCTCATCGGTGCTCAGAACGCGCAGCTGGCGCTTGGCATCTTCAAGGCTGATCGGTTCGGCCATGCAATGCCTCCTGAAGGGGCGGGTGGCATGCGCCACCCGCCCGCATCATCACTGGTTGCCGCCGGTCATGACAGCGGCCGGCGCTGCCTTGCCCTTGGCGGGCTTGGCTTCCTTGGCATCGGCATCCTCGAAATATTCGACGGGATTGCCATCGATGTCGGTCAGGTTGCCTTTGCCGTCGTCATAGGCGGCGATGCGGCGAAGCACGAAATGGCGCTCCGACGCCTCGTCACGGTCCTTGACCAGCTGACCGGCCGTGAAGACTTCGGGCGGATGCGCCTTGGTCTCATATTCCCGCAGGAACTTGATCGCCATGGTGACCTCCTTAGCTCACGATCTCGTCGACGGTCGCCGCATCGTTGCCCGTCGCCGCGCCGTATCGAGCGTTGAAAGCCAGCACGATGGCGGAGACCAGCGACGCGGCGGTGCCGACCGTGACGGACAGGCGGACGAACCGGAACGCATTGTTCTTGTCCAAATCCTCCTGCCGCAGATTGATCAGCACCTGCTTGTTGTCGTCGGTGCCGACCTTGGTGAGCTGGGTGATGGCCGATCCGGACACATCCTTTGCGCCAGCGCCGGCGGCATCGGTCGCCTGCTCGATCTTCGCGTCGACGGTGGCGGCTGTACCGAGCGCGCCAACGGCCAGAACGGCGAGCAACGCGCCGAACTTCTGCATGTCGATCCAACCGGTAGCCACCGTGCCGGCGGCCTGCGAGACGGGATTGATGACGGCCACCACGCCGGCGGCCATCGAGGGATTGAGATTGCCGTTCATCGAACTTTCCTTTCGATTTCAGTCTGAACCGTCCGCCCCGGAGTGGCCCGGGGCGGAAATGGATCAGGCGCGCTCCGCCAGCGCCACGAAGTGGCTCTTGGTCGCGCTGCCATGGGCGGGCTGGACGGGCGCGCGCAGGACCGGCTGACCGCCGACCCGCAGCACCCAGCGGAAGGCGCGGATGTTGTAATCGAAATAGAGGTGGATCGATTCCGCGAAGGTGATCCCGTTCTGCTTGCGGAAGGCTTCATAGCCATTCGCATTGACGAACTGGAGATCGCCCTTGTCGCCGAGCGACTGCGCATGCTCGGTGAACAGAACCGGACGGCCCAGCAGCGTGCCACCCGGCGCCACCTGGAAGTTGGGGAACCAGACGGGCTGGTCCGCCTCATTCTTCAGCTTCATCAGGCTGGGCATGATGTCGCCATTGGCGATCCAGTTCGCCTGGGTCGGGTTGAGCATGCGCGCGAACATCTTGGCGACATTGTCGGCCACGATGGTGTCGGCGACCTGCGCATTTTCCTTCGCCACGGTGATCAGCGCGGGCGAAGACATCCAGCCGAGCGGCTTGGCGACGCCATCGCCGTACATGAAGGCGTCGACCGCCTTCCAGCGGATCGCGGCAGCAGCCTTGACGGTGAGCAGGGTGGCGATGCGCGGAGCATCTTCCAGCAGCTCTTCGGTTGCCAGAACGAAGGCATAGAGCTCATTCAGCGCGGTTTCGCGCGGCGTGAGGTTCATGCGCGACGGGGTCATCTGTTCGGCTTCCGAACGCCAATAGGCCTGGATGCCGGAGTTGCCCCACGGGGTGCTTTCATCACCCAAGCCGACGACGCGGTTCGAGGACGTCGGATCGGGCTGGATCAGGTTCATGATCGGATCTTCACCGCTGAAGACCAGATCGACGATCTGCTGACGAAACTCGGGCGGGACCAGATAGCTGCCGGCCGCGTCGCCCGTTTCCATGTGAACATTGGTCGGCGCCGCAAGGCGCTCGTCCACGCGGTAGGCCTGACCGGCGCCCGGATTGGCGAAGCGGACGGCCGTCGCGAATTCAGCCAGGTTGGCAAAGCCGCCATCGTCGAGGCGCGGGCGCGCATTGGCATAGATCAGGCCGTTGTGCTGGAAGCTGATCGGCGAAGCCGGTGCAGCCGCGGCGGGAGCGGCCGGGACGGTGGTGGTGGCGATGCCAGCAGCGACGGCCGCAGCGACCGGCCCGAGCTTGGTGGCGCGGGCGTTGAGGCGCTCGACCTGGGCAATCTGCTTTTCGAGCAGATCGAGGCGCTTCTCGTCTTCCGCGTTGGCAGTTTCCTCATCGGCGGTCAGCTCGCGATTTTCACCAATGGCGGCGGTGAGGCGGTCGTCCATGCGCTTCACACATTCACGCGCCTCATTCTTCAGAACGGCCAGGTTCATGATGAACTCCTTTCAAAGGGCCAGTTTGCGGGCGCGTGCGCCCATGATGAGAGCGGCCCGAAGACCGCCCAATCCCCGCGCGTCGCGGAAATTTCAGAAGTCGAGCGCTCGCGCGCGCATCTCGGCGCGCTGGCGCATCAGGCCCAGCCGGGCCCGGCTCGAACCATATTTGGCAACCACATCACGCAGCGACATGACACCGTCGACGGTGCCGGCGGCGGCGGCGCGGGCTGCCGAGAATGTCCGACCCGAACCGTGCATCGCTTCGACTTCGGAAGTCTTGATGCCGCGGCCGCGCGCGATCGCTGCCCGGAATGCCTCATTGCTCTCGTCGATCGATGCCTGCATCTCAGCGCGATCTTCGTCCGACAGCGGCGCATAAGGATGGCCAGCGATCTTCTCGGGCGACGAAGCGATAAGGGTCGTTTTCATGCCGATCTTGTCTTCGAAGCCCGACATGTCGACATGACCGCCGCGCACGCCGACCGAGCCAACTTCGCCGGAGTGCGTGACGTAATAGGCGGATGCCTGACAGGCGATCCAATGCGCAGCCGAGAAGCTGAAGGGGCTGGCCACTGCGATCACCGGCTTGGACTGACGCACCTCATACACGGCTTCGCCAGCCTCGTGCGTCCCGAAGACCCAGCCGCCAGGCGACATGATGTTGAGGATGACCGCGCCGACCTTGCTGTCAGCACCTGCCGACCGCACCTGATCGGCGAAACGCTCGGTCGACGTGCCGCCATAGCTGCCCTTGGGAGACAGGGGGCCGGACAGGGAAATCACCATGGTGGCGCCATCGCGAACAGGATCCGCCTGGGCGCGCGCTTCCTTGGGGGCGTTGGATGCGAGACCGGCAATTCCCGCGAGGGCGCGCAGCGATTCCGGCAACATCGCATCGATCGTGCCGCGCGTCAGCAGGGCAGCAAGCGCATCGGGGTGCATCGCCCAGAGCGTGCGGGCGCTGGCCATCTCAATCATCGGTGGAGGCTTCCTTGTCCTGCGGCGCAGTTTCCCCGCCAGTCATCGTGTCGGCGGCGCGATTGCTGTTGAGGGGCTCTCGCACATCGTCGGCCCATGGCTCATCAATGCGAGGCAGATTGTGAATATTGACGCGAACGTCGTTGATCGAGTGCGAACCCGCAGTACGATACAGAACGGCGTTGCGCGCCTGGGTGGCACTGTCGCCGCGCAGCATGCCGTCGAGATTAACCTTGACCTTGTAGCGCCGCCGCATTTCCGGCGTGAACAGACGCGCGCGCACCGCCTGCTCGATGCGACGACACCAAGGGCGCGCAACCCAGCGCACGAAATCACCGCTCTCCTGTTCGCTGTTCTTGCTGTTGCCGGTGATGAGCGAGCGCGGCATGCGCCAGTAGCGCGCCATCTCCATCGTGCGCTGGTCGATCAGTTCCATCAGCTGCGAATCGCTGTTGTCCGTCTGGACGACCTCGTATTTCAGACCCTGTTCAAGGATCGCATTGCCGCCTGCACGCCAGCGTCGCATGCTTTCCTGCAAGCGCTCAAAGGCTTCGTCGCCAAGCTCTTGATCCGACTGCAGCACGCCGCCGGGACGGTTGATGTTCTGAGCGGACAGCCGTCCCTGATTTTCAAGTGCCAGCGCGAACTCGATCGATCCGCGCGCCATCTTCCAAGGGGTCAGAGGGCGCAGTCGGGAATCGGCTAGGCCCGTGATCCAGAACAGGTCGCCCGGCCCTATGACGCGGGTGGCATTGTCATCTTGATAAGTGACGGAGAAGCCCCGATCCTTCCAGTCGACATGCGTGCGCAGCGGGTCCAGCGCCCACATTTCCAGTCCGTCGGCATGCGCCACCGGCTCAGCAAATGCGATGTTGCGCAGCGCGGCAGTGAACATCATCGACGGCCAGAACTCGGCGCCGACCTGAAACGGATTTGGCGCGTAGGATAGCAAATCCGCCAGCGCAAAGTCTTCGGCGGGCTTGCCGGTCGCAATGTCGATGACATCGAATGGCAGGCTACCGATTGCCTCTGCGATCAGCGAGCAACAGAAATTGACCGCCGACGCCTTCGCGGCTTCGTCGGCGGTGGCGGCGCTCAGCGGATAGATGCCGGCCAACTCGCCCCAATACCGACCATCGGTGAATTTGCCGTCAGTCACCTCTGTCGGTTCCGGGCGCGATGCCGCTGCTGGCCCCTGAGAGAACTGTTTCGAAATGCCTTGCCGATAATATTGATCGGCGGTCATGACAGCCCTCATGCCGCCTCCTTCAACAGAACCGGATGCCGCGCGAGGCATATACCGACTTCTTCTTGGGCTTTACCGTCGCTGTGGCGGCGCCGACCGCCATTACGATGGTCACCATGCCGTCGATGCGTCCGCGTGATTTCTTCTTGTTGAACATGCGATTGCCCATGCCGTCCGGCTCGATATGGGCATTGGCAGCGCAGGAGTAGGTGACCGGAGAATCGTCCACCAACAGCGTCCCGTCGAGAATGCGATCCTCGGTGCGCGTGATCGAGTGCGGCATACACAGCTGCCGGTCTTCGAACATGATGCGCTGACCCTGCGCGTGCTTGACGATCTTGAGGCCGCGACCCTCCGGTTTGCCGGGGCCTTCCCATATCCACCATAGGATGCCGACCTGGTCGCAGGCGTCGGTGAACGACGTCAGGAAGGCCGGATCGACAACCAGTGCCTCAACGTCATGCTCGGCGAGTTGCTGCTGCACCTGAACGGCGACGAACGTGTAGTCGATCGTCGCGCCGGGCGTCGCGGTCAGATAATTGTCCTCGACCCAATCCAGATAGGGCGCCTTGTCGGCGTCGGCCCTTTCTTCAAGCCCGTCCCGCGTGGTCCAATACCATGTCTTGACCGCAACCAGATCATCGGGAAGCTCCCACGCCTGCGACAAGGCCGTGAGGTCGTTCTTCTCCGACAAGTCCAGCGACAGCCACGATTTGCGGCCCCGCATGGCGCGGGCATCAACCACGCCCTGCACCGCCGACCATTTCTCTTCGCTGATCCAGAAGTCGGCCGCTGCGCTGTCGATGCCGAAATACAGGCGCTTGACGCTCGATTTCGTAGACGGGCGGAGCTTGGCAGAATTCACCGTCTCGCGGATGTTCTCGATCGGGAAGGTTTCGCCCAGCGCCGGGAGCGACTTCTGCCAGGCGCGTTCATTCTCGAATATGGTTTCGCGGTCACCCTTGTCGATGCGGGCGATGAATGCGAAGGCCGTGTCGTCCTTGGCCTCGCCCTTCACGATCGCCTGATAGGTGTCCGAATAGGATGTCCCAACATGCTGCGTCGAACGCGCGGGCGTGTTGGTGCCCAGCAGCATCAGCGCATTGCCGGCGACCTTGTCGATCGCCGCCTTCCATGTCAGCAGTGCGGCTTCCGATTTCAGCTCGTGGATTTCGTCCGCCGCCACAAGGGAGGGGCGGGGACCAGACTGCGATTCCCCGCTGGCAATCGGCATGAAGAACGAGCCGCTATCCGGATGCTCGATCTTCCAGGCGTTTTCCAGTTCGCCGCGAATGATGACTTCGCCAAGGCCCTCCAGGCTCTCACCCTCTTCGCCATTCGGGATATCAGCTCGGCACATGGCAACGGCATCGCGAAAGAGGACGTTTGCCGTCGCCTTATCCTCGCCGATCGCATAGCACTGCGCGCGTGGAATGTCGCACCAGCCCATGATGTAGACGCCGATCGCGCCCATCAGCGGCGACTTTGCCTGACCCTTTCCGGTTTCGATCCAGCCAGTGCGGAAGCGCCAGCGGTTTGTGTTGGTGCGCCAGCCGAATAGGCTGCCGCCGACGAAGCTATGATATTCCAGCGGATAGAAGGGTTCGCCGGCTGCCAGGCCGTCCGTAACCTGAAAGACCGATGGCAGGAAGTTTAGGAAATGCGCCGCCGCCTCCGGCCGCCAGTAAATCCCGCGCCGCTCGCCATCGCGAATGTCGCGAAGGTGCCGTTCGGCTGCATGGCGCACCAGCTCGCCGCAAGTAAACAGCTTTCCTTCGACTGCAGCCTTTGCCCAGGCGGTGGTCGGGTCAGGATCAGAGAGAAAGCGGTTAACCACGGCTCTTCAGGTAACCGCCGCCGGTTTGCCGCCGCGCCTTCTTCTCGACCTTGGTCCCGTTGCCACGGTCCCGCGGCGAAACGCACAGTTCCTTTTCCAGCGCCTGAGCGTGGCTGGCGGCGTTGCTCATGGTCGTCCACCATGGGTTATAGGTGGGGACGCCGGTTTTCTTGGCTTTGATGACCGGCCCCATTTTCAGCACTTCCCGCGCTGAAATGTCATAGGTCACATAGGCAACGACCAGCCGCTTGATCGAATGAGCGTTCGCGACGGCTAGCTTTTCGGCAGCGCGCAGGTCGCTGATTATCGCCTTCCAATATTCTGAAGCGGCGGCCCGGTCTGGTGCCCGGCCGAAGGTGGCCCGCCAGTTCGGCTCGGGCGGGACGCCATCGCCGCCTGGCAGTTCGACAAGTTCAGCCATCGCGACCTCCGGGCGACGGGCCGAAACCCTCCCCCCTCAAAAATTGATCTCACTGCGCACGCAGGGCATCACCGGTGTCCGCCGGTCAGCGAATTTCGTTTCAGACCCCCCGGGGGGGCTATGACCTGTTCCATGGATGGTCGGCACTCGTCGGGCGACCATCATGCCCGATGCCCTTGGCTTTGACCGGCTCTGCGTGTCCGAACTGCTCGGCAGTGACATCATTATGGCAGGGGGTACATAAATTGCGCGTGTTATCGTCGTCGTCGCTACCACCCAACGCGAGGGGCTGAATGTGGTCTACGACGGTGGCGAATGTGGTCAGGCCCTTGGCATCGCAGCGCTCGCAAAGTCCGTCAGTGCGGGCGAGGCGGCGCTTGCGTTGCTCCTGACCAGCGCGACCCCGAAGGCGTTCGGTGCGTTCGCCACGGAGAGGATGATTGTTCTGCATCAGCCGATCGCGATGCGCTCGCCGTCCACAATGAATTGCACTGTGATGATGGTCCGCTCTTCCAGCCCATTGACGATCGCTGTGTGCAACTGATTGGGCAGTGGATTGCCTTCGCTATCGCATATCATGATGGCGCGGCCGGGCGGTACTTCGGGCGTGTCGACCATGCGAACGAGAAGGGGTTTCATGGCCGGCTCCCTGTTATCACTTGCCTGTGCGGCGAGGCATGGCGCGATCCCCGCGTCTAGGTTATTCCGACATTCCAAGCGGAAAGAGGCTCATCATGATTCGATACATTGTTGTGGCCGCAGCGTTATGGCCTTCGTCTGCAATCGCAAAGCCTATCACTCTGAAGTGCGAACTAGATGATCGCGGATCACCTCTGGTGATGGACGTGGCTTTGGATGAGGATGCAGGTACGGCCAGCTATATTTCAGCGCGTAATAATATGCCGGTCAAAAGATCGGCGATATTCTTACCTAGTACCGTATCGTTTGCCGCGTTCACTATCGATCGCACCTCGCTCGCAATCACGAGAGAACCGATCTCGGACATTCCGTCTATCAGCGGCACTTGCTCGGTCGTGGAGATCAAGCGAGCATTCTGACCCTTGTAACTGGTTGCCACAGCGGGATTTGAACCCGCGACCTTCAGCTTATGAGGCTGACGAGCTACCGGACTGCTCTATGCGGCTATGGTGCTAGGAGAGGGACTTGAACTCTCAACCGACCGCTTACAAGGCGGCTGCTCTACCGTTGAGCTACCCCAGCGATTTGATATTCTGTCGCAGCAACGACTCAACGGGAGGTGATATGACCACACCGGATGATGTGAATTATCTGTTGCGGCGCGCGCAGCAGGAGGCTCGCAAAGCCAAAGAGGCCCTACAGAGGGGCGACCACATCATGGCTGTGTATGCCCATCGCGAATTGGCTACCCGATACGAGGCAACCGCTGCCTGCATCGCAAGGGAATTAACGAAGCACTGACACGAAAAAAGGCCCACGCTGCGCACGTGGACCTTCTCCAGACGCAATGGTCCTAGGGCTTTTTTGGGCTATTTCGGGGCCACTTGCAAGCGGAAATCGTCATGCCGCCTCACCTTCCTCGCCCCAGCCGAAGCGGGCTCGAATGATGGTCGCAATTTCCGCCCAGCCCTTGAGGATGCCGCGTTCGTCCAAGAACTCGGGATCGATCGGCCGCACATGCTCATAGACTGGCTCATGCCCTGGCCGGTGGACGGCCAACAGTGCGCGGTCCTCGCGCGTGGATAGATCGAGGCCAAGCCAGACCGGCTCTACCACGCGGCCCTCGTTAAGGGCGTCGACTACGCTCCTGTCGACAACCGAGAAGGCGCGCGCCACGCATAACGGCCATCGGTTCAGCGCTTCGATCAGGAAGCGCTTGGCCTTGCGTTTATGGACCCGATAGCGGCCAGCCGCGACGGAATAGCCGATCGCGTCACCCACGATCATATCCAGCACCAACTGCTTGGGCATCGGTAGCATGTCGCGCCAATAGCCGTATGCCAGATGCAGCCGCACGCGCAGCACGCCTTCCGCCGCCCGGCCGCCGCCTCGCGACTGGTCGACGCGCGCCTCAAGGCTGGCGACCTTCACCGCGACGTCGGCCTCCAGGCTGCGATAGACGTTGGCGATCTGGGCCGCCCATTCGAGTTGGTCCTTGTCGATCGTGCCGTTGCGATGCAGCTGGATCAGCGCGCCGTCATGCGTGCTGGTCGAGCGCTCCCACGTCTCCGGCGTCCCATAGGCCTTGTGGTTCCACGCCTCGCGGATCTGCACTGCCTCCTCAATGCCGGGCTCCAGCCGCATGGGCCGCTCCACCATCTTTGGCTTGCGTCGGCCGGTGCGCTTGCCCTCTGTGACCCGCTCGACCGGACGCGGATGCCCGAGCACCAGATGCTCGATCCGCTGCTGTTCACGCTTCCGCGCCGTCGCCAGCCGGGCCATGCGGGCATTGAACCGCTCGACGCCGGCCGGGTCAGCCGCATAGGCTGCCGCCAGGTCGGCACGGGCCTTCGCAATCCGTTCTGCCCTTGTCATCGCACTCACCGCTTCATCCTTCCAATATCGTCAATCACGTCATCGATGCGCTCGACGGCCTCGCGTCGCATCTCGGCCGCCAGCGTCGGCATGGCGCCGTTCATTCCCTTGATCAGCAGTTTCACCGCGCTCAGCGAGGCGACGATGTCGGCGGGCGTGGGGCGGCGGTGGCTCATGGGACGAAGCAGTCCCTTTGGAACGGACGATGTGCGGCCTGCGAGGTTTGCAGGGTTTGGCGGGTCTGTTTCACCCTCTCTATATAATTTCGCACTGCTAAATCCCCCGCGTAGGCTGAAACATAGCCTTCAAAACTCGCAAACCTCGCGTGCCAATATTCAAACAATGCATCAGAATGACCTCGCATAACTCGCAATTTGGATAGAAAATGACTTCATGCTTCTAATTTTCGCACCGACCACAGCTTCACATTTGCATGCCCGTCATCTTTCGCTTGAAGCTTCAATCCGTTGACGACGCGGTCCTTATATTTGATCAGAAACTTGCCGAGTTGCCGCGCCCCTATGTCGCCGCGCTTGTCTTCAGCGATCTCTTTCAGCGCCTCGTTGAGATGCGGATGCGTCAAGGCATCGAACATTCGTGATTCCGCTATCTGCTTGATTTCCGCTGAGGTTTTCCAACTGTCCCCGACCGCGCTGTGCCATGTTCCGAACACCAGTCTAAGTGAAGACGTCACCGGGTCATCGCCACGAGCAGCCTCCATGGAAGCGCAAGGGTCTTCGCAACCCAGCCAGATCAGAGCAGAGCGAACGACCTTGCTCCACTCCTCAAAAGAGGCCAGCGCCGGGGCCTGATCGGGGTACCCTGCAGCGGCATAGGCGCGCACAACGGTCAGCGCGGCGGCGATGTATTTGCCGCGGTCTGCCATCACCGTTTGACGGGGGTTCGACTTAAAGCGACGAAGCTCCGGGCGCTCCACGCCCGGATCAAGCGCGCAGACGACAGCGCGCCGCGTCATGTCTCCCACAAGGTGGATATTATTGCCGGTGGCGAAGCAGGTCGCCCGGCTTTCGATCTTCACCAGTTTTGACGAGCCAAGGATGCGAGGCTGAACCACCGGGCGCTCGATCGGCAAAACCTCTGCCGTCTTTGGGCACTTAACCCACATTACGCCCTGCTCCCAGCCAAATTCCTGTTCGCTTCCAGCCTCGGTCATTTTCTCACCTCCCACATCAATGTTTCAGATCGCCAGGTTGCGGGCCCGGGATGTCCATCTGCCGATATTGCTCGGCAATGGCGCGGCTGACGCTGCGGGCCTCCTCCTCGCGGCTCGCGATCGATCGGAACCGGCCTGCGATCCACTCGACCGGATTTGCCGGAGCATGATCCCTGGCCGCCACGATCCCGGCCAGCACCGCCGCAGGGTCGTGATCCTTCAGCCATTTTCCAAGCATCGAACGGGCCTGTGGCGGCTTCATCCCGCCAGCCGTCAACATCGGAACACCAAGGTTGAAGATCATCTTTTTCGGATCGTCAGAAAGCGCTTCAGCGCCAGTTACTTTAGTAACTGTATTGGGTGTGGGTCTGGGGGTTGAGTTCTCGTTGGCATTCCGTTGCAACGGATCATCAACGGACGCTGCATCCCTATTACGTCTTTTCAATGCCTTAGCTGTCGCGCTGGCCTTACCGGCTTTGCTCTGCTGCGACTTCTTGCTTTGCAAATGCTGGAGTTCATCTTGCAACCTGGCTTGATGCCATTGGCCATCGCGGACACGGAAAAACTGGACCAGCGTCGGGCGGATTTTTTTCCACTTGTCGCGGGTCATTTTCGCGTATCGAGCAAGCATCACGTCGTCGTCCGGCAGGCAGCAACCAGGGGTGCGCCACGCCGTCATGAGCAGCAGCAGATAGGCGCCGTGCTCGGTTGTGGTCAGGTGCGTCGTGTCCGCCAGATATGCATCCGTGAAAAGGGGCAGGGAGGGGAACTCAGCCATAATAATCCTCGTCGGGCGCGCTGTAGAAGTCCGAGCCGCGCACAGCGGCATGCTGACCAAAGAACCAGCCTAAGCCCTTGCCCGGGGGCATGTTGCGGCGCTTGGGGACGATGAACTCGATCTTCTTCTCGGCGGCCTTCATGTCGGCCAGCCAGTCAGTATATTTGACGCCGGTTTCCGCTTCCGGCTTCTGATCCTTGACGTAGACCTCGTGCCGATAGACGAAGAATATGGCGTCTGCGTCCTGCTCGATCTGGCCGCTGTCGCGCAGGTCGGACGTCTTGGGCCTATGATCGTCCCGGTTCTCCGCGTTGCGGTTAAGCTGGGCCAGAGCTAGGACGGCCAGCCCCTCTTCCTTGGCGAGCGTCTTGAGGCCTTTACTGATCTCGGAAGCACTCTCGTAAGGCGACATGCCGGGCCTGCTGGGCTGCATGAGCTGAAGGTAATCGATAATCACCAGCTCAAGTTTCTGGTTCTGCGCGGCCAGCCGGCGCTTGTGCCTGCGGACCCGTCGGGTGAGCATTGCGAGCGTAATCCCCGCCTTGTCAGCAATCTCCAGAGGGAGCGCATCCAACCGTCGTGCGGCATCCTTGACCGCCCGAAGATCATCTCCCCGAACATCACCGTTCACGACATTCTCATAAAGAACGGCGCTAGTCCGAGTGCAGCACATATCGGCAAGGATGCGACGAGACAGTTCGTCGCCAGACATCTCGAGACTGAACATCAACACCGGATGCCCAGCGCTGGCCGCGCCCCACGCATAGGTCGTCACGACGGACGTTTTTCCCATGCCGGGGCGACCGCCCCCGACGATCAACTCACCCGGTCGGAGATAGCCAATCACCTTGTCGAGCGATCCGATAATACCACATTTCACCCCAACGATTGGCTTGCCGAAGCTCGCAATCGCATCTCGGGCATAGACGCCAGCATGGGCTTGGCCTGCTGAAGCATCTTCATCCGCCAGTTCCGCAACAGCTTCGTCAGCCAATACGATCAGGTTGTCGCATGTCTCGCTGCCGTCCCGGGCGGACTGAACAACCTCTTCCAGACCCTGGACCATTCGCCGCCGACGGCCGAGGTCGCAAACCTGTTGGAGATAGGCCTTTGTGCGGTCTCGCGACCCCGCGTTCATGTCGGCGGCAAGCAACACCCGTTCTAGTTGCCGCCAGCCGTCATGAGCGCTGAAAAATGGCGCCAGTGTGACAGCATCGACATGCCTGCCGAGAGCATTCTGCTCGACCATTTTGGCAAACACCTGTCCATGCAGCGGAACCGAGAAGTCGACCGGTCGGACGTGATCTGCCGCCGGATCAATCATCCGATTGTCCGCCAGAAGGTCGGACAGCAAGCCGATTTCCGCCTCCGGGTTTTGGAGGGCTGTTGCGGGATCGTTACCGCTAGCCGGCCGATCGTCGCCTGTGCCGAGGACATTACGCGGCATATCGCGCACCTCGCTGGACTTGGATTCTGGGCAGGCTTAGGGGGCGCGACAATTGTGCGCGAAGCGCGCTGGCCATCGCGGGCGACCTCACGTCGATGCCGGGCAAATGGCACAGCGTCCGCTTCGCCTCATCGGTCCACAGTGTCACGCAAGCCCCAACACAGCGCGCCCGCAGCCAGTCGAGTGGCGTAGCGTGAAGCACGAGGCGCGCATCGTCGCCCCAGGATCGGGAAGCATCAAGGATCGCATCCATGCCGAGCGCCCAAGTTGCCCCGGTGCGCACAAACCACGTGTCGGGCGCGGAAAGCCCGAAAGCGATCAGGTCGACGGCTGCCCCTTGCTCCTCTGCCAGCACGATCACGCAGCGCGCGCCCTGCTCGGACGGTTGCCAGACATCGCGCCGATCCACCTCAACATCGGTGAAGGCGATCAGACCCGCGCCGAACAGCATCGCGGCTGGCGCTCCGACTGCGGCCAGCCGGCGCATGTCGTTGAAGGTGACGGCGCGCGCATGGCTTTCCAACTCGGCGCGCAGTGGGTTGCGGATTTCGCGAGCTTCCAGCCGAACGATCTCAGAAAGTTCGGCGTCCGTCGGCGGTTCCCCCGTCATGGCGGTCACTCCGCCTCAGCGGGAATGGGATAAATATCAGGTCGCAGAAGATGGCGGCTGATACCGGTCCCAGCCTCCGCCGCAAGGACGTAGTCAGCGGGCAGATGCTTGCCCGCCTGCAACCAGTTCCAGACACGCTGTTGAGACACGCCAATGATCCGCCCAAAGGCGGTTTGACCGTTCGCGGCCACGATCGCGGCCTGAAATGCTTCATAAGGGGACATCGTGAGCCGATATTAACCAGACTTTACCAGCTTTCAACAAGAATATTGTGATACCGCACCTGCGAAAGCGGGGCTATGACAATTTTATGCGTCAGACTGAAACCGATTACGTGCAAAACATGGCCAACTTTTTCCGCGAGGAGCGGATTAAGCTGGGATGGTCCACGAAAGAGCTCGCCGAAGCGGCACGGGCTATAGCCATGCGCGAAGGGCGTTCGATCTCGCTTTCGCAGCAGACCATATCCGCTTTCGAGCAGGGCAAAGCAAAGCGCGCTCCCAGTTGGGCGCAGTATGTTGCGAGCGCTTTGGGCAATGGTGCGCTGGCCGCAAAGGAGTTCGAATCCTTCGAGGAAATCGGCCAAAGGTCCGTGCTGGTTGAATGCCTCCCCACTTACGCCGGCGCCGGCGGCGGTGGGACGGGCGAAGGCGATGTTCCTCAGATTTCCTTCTCGCGAGATCTGGTGGAATATGAACTTCGCGCTACGCCAGCCGACCTCGTGGCCATCCAGATTGAGGGAAACTCAATGGACCCGGATTTCCAGTCAGGCGATCAGTTGCTCGTGGATAAGCGCAAGCGAACGCTTGCCCAGCCTGGCGCCTTTTGCCTGTGGGACGGCGACGGCTACGTCGTCAAATATCTGGAGAAGATACCCGGATCGGAGCCTCAGAAGGTTCGGGTCATCAGTCGGAATGAGATATTTTCGACCTCAGAGAGATTGGCTGAGGAAATCAGCATCTTAGGTCGGGTAGTCTGGTTCGCCCGTCGCGTCTGACCAGTATCAACAAAAATACTTGTTGCGTTAACCAGAAAACTGGTTAATCAATGCCTCGTCGGTTGAACGCCTCCGGGCCGAAGACGCCGATGCAGGCAGGGCGTCCGCATGCGGATAACCCTGTCCTTTAGACAGGAGCATTCCACATGGCCGACGCCACCCAGGCGCGTAGCGACGACGCTTCGCGGAACGAAGACTTGCGCGTTGAGCGCGCTGACACCCCGATCATTGCCTATGCCCGACTGGTGGCACAGAGTGATGAGTTCTTCGATGCGGCCAGCAAGGGGCGCGGGCGCAATAGTCACCCGGCTTTCCGCATCCTCTACGATACCGCTGGCAAGGCGATGGAGACGAGCTATCTCCATATGCTCGATCTCCTGCCGAATGGCGACGACCGCGATCTGATGATCTTGGCCGGTCATGCGGCCATGATGGCCAACCAATTGGTTGGTCATATGCCTGGAGGCGTCGAGCGCGATGCGGCTTGCAAGCTCGCTAAAGGCGTCGCCTCTGCGTTGACAGCCATTAGCGCAACGCTTGCCCACCAGTGGCCGGCCGGCGTTGATGATGTTGAGCCCATCTTTCCCGAACTCGCAAAGTTCATTCGCCGCGACATGATGATCGTGGAGGCGCGCCGCGCCGATGCGGAGGGCTGCTGATATGGGAAAATATCCGCTCAGCGCTGCCCAGATCTCCAGCTGGAAGCCCATGGTCGACGCAGGCGATGTTCTCGATCGCGCTGGAGCGATCCTGATCCTTCTTGCCGGCGCCTATGAAGCGGACGGTGAGGCAAATCGTCTCTCGGTGATCGCAGCAAGGTCAGACGACGCACCCGATTGGGCCGGGATGAACCCGATCCTTTTCAGAGACGCTTTGCATGGGGTCGCCACCTTGATCACGCTGGCCCGGCATTTGGAGCTTGATGAATCGGACGGGCGGCCGTGAGCCGCCTCCGCCAGATCATCGCCGCGATCGAGCCTTGGTACGACTGGGGCAGATGGGGCGCTGAATCTCTCAACGGCGGTTGGGGCGACGGCTGGCGGTTCCAGTTCGAATGGTTCCGTTGCCAGATCTTCATCGCTTTCACCCGCTTCCCAAAGGAGAAGTAACATGGCCACCCGCCGTGAAATCCTTGCTGCGGCCATCGCAGCGCCCATGCTGGCCACGCCGGCCATTGCGCAGACTGCCGCCCTCGCGTGCTTGCCGATCGCCGATACCGCTGAATGGGATGCAGCTTTTGCGCGATACCAGTCTGCAAAAGACGATGACGAGCGTTTCTATCGTGAAGTCTATCAGCCTGAAATGGACCCGCTCGATCATCTCGAACCGCCTTACAATATCACCCATGTCGCAAGGAACGGCCACGCCTTCACATACTCAATCGATCCCCGATACAATGAATATGACACTGGTCCGATCGGGGAATGGCGCTTCCTAAGGGAGGAGATCGAAGCCGCGAAGGAAAAGTGCGCGACTTACTTTGCCGCGATGCCCGCTGCACGGCGCGATTTTCTGAACCGCACAACCGACGAGCTGGGCGGAGCAGCATATGATGCCCGCTATGCACTCTTTCGCACGCCAGCCCCGAACTTGGATGCGCTGGAATATAAGCTGCGGATGCTGATGGAGGCGGCCACTGACAGCGTCATCGAACCGCCAGAAATCGCGCAGATCATCAGCGATGTCCAGTTGATCGCCGGGAACGCCGGAGGCCGGCCGTGATGGGAGTTATCCGGAACTGCTCGACCTGCGCCTATTGGCGTTCTGGCGCACATTCCTCGATGCTCGTGCCGGCGCTGGACGAGAGCTATGAGGATGTCGGCGCCTGCGAGAACGTTCCGCCGCAGATCATCACCGTCGACGGTGGCCCCGAAACCGTCCAGCCGACCACCCACGCTTCACGCTGCTGCGCGGAATGGAGCCGCGGCTGGGTCGATTACGATGGTCCGGATGATGACGATGATGACCCGGATGGCGAGCCCAAGCCCGCTAACGATCCGGATCCTGACATCGCCAAGGTCCGCCGCCTTTTCCCCAATCCTCCCCGGCCGATCGCCGCTTGAAGGAGCATGGTCCCATGACTTCGACCGATACCAAGGCGGATTACACCGCTGAAGAGACGACGGCCTACGAGGCCTATCTGAGCGCGCTTGCTGAGCACAACATCATGTGCGCTCGCGCCGGCGCCACGACGAAGCAAAAGATGGATGCGGCTTTCGCGGTCGATCGGGCGCTTAACCATTTCATGCAGGTCGCGGGCCACGAGCCGCACTCTACCCGGTCGCCGGAGGATATCCGCACGATCGAGCGGATGACGGACGAGCTTTCTGAAAAGGCGCGGGCGATCCGCAGCGCCTATTCGATGTTGGTCGGCATCCATCACATTGGCGAGTTTGCTTATCACACCGACATCGACGTGGATGGGCACGCCGCCTGCAATTCTTTGCTGGACGATGCCACCGATGCGCTCCGTCGTGCTCTTGCGCAGCCAGGTGCCGCATGACCGGTGTTCGCCTCACAGTGCCCAACAGCTTCACCTTCATGGTCGCGCGAAAGGGCCGCACGGTCCGGCCGGGCGTCACACTCCCCCGCACGCGGTACCAGACGCTGGATGAAGCTGCGAGCGAAGCGGAGGCGTGGGCCGTCGCTAGTCCTGGGCAGACCGTCATCGTTTTTCAGGAGGTTTTGCGGGCAAAGCTCGATCCCGCAACCATCGATCCAGCCGCTGTCCCCCCGGCGGTTGGCGGAGCCGGGCGGCGTTCGCCCCCTAAGCCGTCCGGCTCCAAAGGTGACGCATGAGCGACTTCAGGCCTACGGGCGAAACGGTGATCTTCTTTCGAGAAGGCATGTTCTATCCGCTCCAGCTTTCCGGACTGAAACCGACAGCGGAAGAAGCGGCGGACCATGCTGCCTGCAATCCCGGCACCCTTCGGATCGAGGATCTGTGTGGCAATGTCATCTGGCCAGAAGGGGCTCGACAGTGAAGGGCGGCAGAATCCTGATCTGCGGTGGCCGAACCTTCAACGACCAGGCCGCCTTTGCCCGCGTTATGGAAGGGCGGGATCCGGCGATCATCATCAATGGCGGCGCGGCTGGCGCTGACCGCCTCGCGCGCATGTGGGCGGGATATCGCGCGATTGCCACCTTCACGTTCCCAGCCGACTGGGAGCGGATGGGGCCGTCGGCTGGGCCGCGCCGGAATCAACGTATGATCGATGAAGGAAAGCCCGATCTGGTCGTCGCCTTCCCGGGTGGACGGGGCACTGCCGACATGATCCGCAGGGCACGGGCGGCTGGCATACCCGTCATCGTGGCAAGCGCGATCGAGACTGGTAGGCCAGCCGTTCTGACCCCTTTTTGGCAGGGTGATAGTGCCAAAGGCGCAATCGATCCAGCCGCGCCTGGCCAGGGGCGAGGCAATGTGCTGCCGTTTGAGCGAGGGAAGCAAAATGAACACGAGTGACGAGGTAAAGCAGCTGCATGGCGCCGCCAGTGCGCTGCCAGCCGCTGAGCTGGCGCGGCAGATGCTTACGCACCTCGATGAGTGCCAGCGTCTGAACAAGTTCGCCGGCGTCGAAGAACTGCATATCCGAACGATCTGCGAGGCGCTGCTCGCTGGCGGGCAAGCAAACGACCAGGGAACGTCCCTCGGAATTCCGATGGACATCGCCACTGCGCCGGAAGGCGACGGATGGATTCTGGCCTATGAACCGGATCGCGCCGAGCGCTTGCCACCCTGGCGGCTCGCAACCCGCTGCGACGAAGGCTGGCGGGATGAGGATGGGTACGTCATCGCTCCGACCATGTGGGCGCGCTGTCCGGATCCTCAGCCGTCTCCCACCGGATGGGGCCAGCCGCAGGGCCATCTTCGCATCTGCCGGGCATGGTCCGACCAGATCCCTTGGCTGACGCATCTGATCGAGGTGGTGAAGCCCGATGGGAGCTACGACGATTACCGCCAGCCGGAGATGGCCAACAGCCTCGAAGATGCGCGGCAGCGCGCCACAGCCTGGGGCGAAAAGCTGGGCCTGCCCGTCGTCGAAATGGACGATGAGAATGTGGTGCCGTTCAAACGGAGGGATCAGGCATGATCAAAGTGCAACCGCCGGCCGAAAGCCGGCCGTGGGTGATGGCGACGATGGAGGGTGTGCTTGCGGGCACCATACCCAGGCTCGTCGACCTGCAGCTCAAAGTTGGGGAATTGAGCGCTGAGATGGATCGGCTGCGGCAGATCGAAGCCCAGGCGCAGGCGGTGTATGACTATCATCTGCAAGGTCGCGCCGCCGGCGCGATGGATGGTCGCTGGGACATGAACGAGATGATTGAGCGGCTGGATCGTCTCGGGAAGGTGATGAAGCGATGAGCAGATTTTGCGCCACTTGCCGGTTCTTCAGTGTTGGGACGACGTCGGCGTTCCCCAATGCTGATGGCATGTGCCGACGGCATGCGCCGCAAGGTGCAGTAATTGGCTGCCACCATAACGGGTATCAAGTTTTTCCGCCCATGTCGGAGCATCATTGGTGTGGTGAGCATGAGCCCATCCGCCTTGTGCAGCTCGGACGGCGCCTGACGGAACTGGCCCGGGTGAAGGAACAGTGATGCGGCTTTTCGTACGCCTCGACGCATGGCTAGGCATCAACCTGTTTCACCCGCCGATCATTCTGGTCTGCCAACTGACCCGGCAGACGCAATATGCGATGTACCGGGCGCTGTGGTTCTTCGCCGCCTGTCACGCCACGGTCTACCTGGAGCGGGACGATTGGCTCTGGGTCGCGTTCATGTGGTTTTTTGTCGCGCTCACGCTGCTCAACGCTACCGTTTACGCAGATTGGCCGGTCATTTCCGTCCGGGCGTTTCGGCTGTTCTGGTTCTTCCTCCTGATCGGGCAGGCGACGCTAACCCTGCTTGGAGGCGACCTACTGGCATCGTCGATCCGCTCGGTGATCATCCTGTTCGCGGAATATGCCGCGACCATTAAGACTATCCCGCCGCGCAGGAAGCGCGACCGGCGGGCGAGCGCGAAGGAGGCTCGCGCATGATGGCGATCGAGTCAAAACGGGACACCTCTTTAACCACGAACGACGCTTGCGATCAGCCTGCCGATGGAGGAATCGATGGCAGTTGAGCGAAACCACAATGAGTCGGTGATCGACCTCGACCGGAAAGTATCGCGCGCGCTCCAGTGCGGACGGGGGATAACGCTCTCTCCGTCCCAGCTAGACGTCTTGGCCGAGATCGGCCTTGTCGGCCGCCTGGCAGAAGAGAAAGCGCGCATCCTCAAGGAGCAGGCCCAATGGCGGCAGAAAAAGGTGGCATCTATCAGCGGGGCGAGTTCTGGCTCGACCTCGACCGCGGAGCCGGCGGGAAGCCCAACTCAAGCAGCTGGTATATCTTCTGGTATGACCCCGGAAGAGGCCGGCAGCGCCGCAAGAGCACGGGCACGTCAGACGTTCGGATAGCGTGCGACGCGCTCGATGCCCATTATCTTGCCGTCCACCGCCCGACATCACGCGAGCAGGATGTCTACACCGTCGCTGAAGCCATGACTGATTATTGGTTGGAGCATGGCAGCAAGCAGACCAGTGCAGAGGCCATCAAATCCCGGCTGAAGCTCATGAGCCGCTTCATGGACATCGAGGCGGACGCCGGTCGATTGGTTGACCCATTCATTCCCGACCACCTTGATGACCGGTTCCTGGAACGCTTCCGCCAATGGGCGAAGGCGGAACCGATCGTCGCGCGCAAGAAGGACGGGAAGGGCAACTGGATCGATGGCAAGGCGCGCGCTCGCAGCGCCTCGACGGTCGAGGAGAGCATCATCCAGCTGAAGGCGGCGCTCAACCACGCCTTCAACGCCCGGCGGACGCGCTACGTCCCACCGCTGAAGCACAAGGCACGCGATCAGGTGACGCCGCAGCGCACCTA